TCACAAACGGCGATCCCGTGGATCGCAGGGACTCTTTGCAGACAGGCAATCCAAGGAAGCTCATCGTGGTCCTGACGCTCGATGGAGACGAAACCCGAGAAGCCTACCTTCATAGGCTCCACTGGCATCTTCGTGTGACCGGCGGAGGAGATGAATGGTTCAGGCTCACAGAGGAACATATCTCCGAGCTAAGAAAGGTAGCCCATGATAACTCAGAAGTTTGCAGTTCAGTTCACCGGACTTCGCCCCATGATGTTCGACCGATACGCGGGGGACAACTCAACCCAGCTTGCTCCGGAAGAAAAGATGTACCTGGACGAGACGCAACAGTTGATCATTCCCGCCATCAACCTATTTTCTTTGCTGGCAGCCGAAAACACGAAGTCGGTGTGCCGGCAGTTCTTCGGGAAACAGAGCAAGACGATCGCGTTGGGGATTGCGTCGTACTGTAACATCGAGCCGTTCGAGATCCCCGTCGAAGATGATAAGGGCCCCATCGTGTTCAAGGGGTTCAACTCACAGATCTCGCTATGTCAGCATGTTGCACGGCTGAAGAACGGTATTCCAAATCCGAAATCAAGGCCTCGGCTGTCGCTGCCGTGGTTGCTCAACTTTCAGATCGAGTACCAGGAGAATCGCTACTGCACGCTCGAAAACCTTCGGAGTGCTCTGGCAATGGGTGGTACGCTTGGACTCGGAACGTTCCGGCCGTACTTCGGACGGTACGAGTTGACGGGATGGGAAGAGAGGACTTGACAACCTGAAACTCAGGCATTAGGATACGAATGAGCTCGCGAGAGCTGTCAGAAGACCCGGCCAACCGCCGGGTCTTTGCACGTATGGCGAACGCACCCCTCCGCGCTTGTGCAACCCCAGGGTGCGGCCAGAGGTCTACCTCCTTCCGCTGCCCTGAGCACACCAAGGGACACCAACGCAACACGATGCACATCCAGGACGAACGCCGTGGATCACGCCACGTACGCGGGTATACGCACAGATGGTCGGTCTACTCCAAGGCGTTCCTTGCACAACACCCCCTGTGCGCTGATCCCTACCACGTGCACGGGGACCTCGGTCACTTCAGTGAGTGCGTCGATCACATTGTCCCGCCTCAGTTCGGTGGTGACTTTTGGGATTCGAACAATCACCAGCCTCTGTGCACAGCGTGCAACTTGAGGAAGGCGGCCGAGGATCGGCGGAGGTTTGAGGTACCCCAGGGGGGGTCCAAATCTTCAGAGCAAAGGCGTTCGGTACCAGCGTGTGGGATCAATACGGACGATGTCACTTTGAACAGGGGGGTTTGACGCATGGCTGGACGTAGACCCAGGCCGACAGAGGTCAAGCGGCTAGGGGGTACCCTCCGGAAGGATCGAACGAACCCCAACGAGCCCCAGCCGGCCCGCGGAAGCGTCTGTGCACCCGACTGGCTGAAGGGCGAGGCCCGATGGGCCTGGCAGCAACTCTCAGAAATGCTCGGAGAGGATGGCACCAATGTCCTCACCCAGCAGGACCGTCACGCCCTCATGATGCTCTGCGACTCCTATCAGGAGTACCGGGCCGCCCGCCGGCAGGTGGACGAAGAGGGTTTGATGATCCACCAGGGCAAGTACCTCATCAAGCACCCCGTGATCCAGGTCTACCAGGACGCATGGCGCCGCGTAAGGCTCATGCTTGTGGAGTTTGGACTCACGCCGGCCGCCCGATCGAAGACCAGCACACCACCGAAACAGCCCACGGACCCGCTTGGAGAACTCCTGGCGCGCCGCAAGGCCGCCCACGAGGTCGAAGCCGACGAAACTGAATCCGAGAACTGACCCGCGCGTCGTCCGGTACATCAACGGCGTGCTGGGGGGAAGTGTGCCCGTCGGCCGACTCGTGCGCCAGGCCGTCGAGCGCCACGTGCGGGACCTCGAGACCGGCGCGAGTCGGGGTCTGCGGTTCGACTTTGACTCCGCTCAGGTTGCTCTCGACTTCTGCCGACTCGTCCACCACTCGAAGGGCGAGTGGGCTGGCCAGATATTCGAGCCGACGGACTGGGAGTGCTTCATCCTGTGGACGCTTTTCGGTTGGTCTCGGGCCGATGGCCGCCGCCGATACCGCGAGGCTCTTGTGGAGCTCGCCCGCAAGAACGGCAAAACGTTCCTCGCGGCGGTCATCGCCCTTATTCTGCTGGTTCTCGACGGCGAACCTGGCGCTGAGGTCTACGCGGCGGCCACCAAGCGCGACCAGGCGCGCCTCGTTTGGGACGACGCCGCGGCCGTCGTCAAGGCCTCGCCGGCCCTTTCGAGTCGGATCGACGTTCAGCGCCTCAATATGTCGATCTCGGCCTCGCGGTCGAAGTTTGAGCCTCTGTCAGCCGACCACAAGACCGCGGACGGCCTTAACCCTCACGGCGTCGTGAACGACGAGCTCCACCGACACAAGGATCGGGGCCTGTACGACGTCCTGAAGACCGGCATGGGTGCGCGCCGGCAGCCGATGATCCTCAACATCACCACCGCGGGGGACGAGGACCCGGAAACCGTCTACGCCGAGATCCACGAGTACGGTATCCAGGTTGTCCAGGGCGTGATCGAGGACGACTCGTTCTTCTCGTTCATCGCCACCCTCGACGAGGGAGACGACTGGAAGGACGAATCGACCTGGGCGAAGGCCAACCCAAACCTCGGAATCAGCGTCTACCTCGACAGCCTTCGGGAATCCTTTCAGCAGGCACTCAAGAAGCCGGCCGAGGAGGCCGCGTTCAAGCGGCTTCGGCTCAACGTGCGGACCCAGACGTCCACCCCATGGATCCGCCTCGAGGACTGGAATGCCTGCTACGACCCAGCACTGGTCGGCTGGCGGGACTTTGGTGGCCGGGAGTGCTACTGCGGCCTCGATCTGGCCTCCACGACCGACCTGACGGCCCGCGCGACGCTTTTCCCGATGGATGACCTCCTCGCGGTCCAGACCGTCGCCTGGTGTCCGGAAGACAACCTCGCGCGGCGGTCGGACATCGACCGGGCCCCGTACCCGCAATGGGTGCGCGAGGGTTGGCTGCGGGTGACCCCGGGAAACCTCACCGACTACCGGTACATCGAGGATGATCTCTCGGAACTGTGCAAAACCTATGCAGTCAGAGAGGTTGGCTACGACCGCGCGCTGTCGTACTCGGTGGCGCCACGCCTGGTGGATGCCGGAGTTCCGATGGTCGAGGTCCCGCAGGGCCCCGTCAACATGACCGGCCCGATCATGCGCCTCGAGGACCTGGTCCTGTCCCGGAAACTCCGCCACGACGGCAATCCGCTCCTCCGCTGGTGCGTGATGAACGCCATGACCAAGACCTCGACCGGGGAACTGAAGCGGCTGGTGAAGACCTCGGCCCGCGCCAGGATCGACGCCGTGGTTGCGACCCTCCTCGGGATGTCCTGCCTGATGGCCGATCCCGGAATCGGTGTCAAGAGCATCTACGAATCGCAAGGCATCAGGGTCTTCTGACGTGAGCAAAACCAAGTCTATCGCTGCCGACCTCGCGGCCGGCGCGGGGATGGTGTGCCTGACCGTCGGCGCGTGGCTGCTCGCCCGCCCAGCCGGCCTCATCGTCGCGGGTGTCCTGCTCCTGTGGCAGGGCGCCGCATTGGAGCGGAGCTGATGGGTCACCTCGCTCGCACCGTGGCCGACTTCGCGGAACGGCGGACGTTCCTCTCCGGCCTCAAGACCGTTTCGCCGGCGCTCTGGGACCAGCTTCACCTCTCGTCGTCCGCCGGGCCGGTCGTCACCGAGAACACCGCCCTGAAGTGCACCGCGGTCCTGGCGTGCGTCAAAGTCATCGCCGAGACGCTCGCCAGTCTGCCGGCGGCGGCCTACGTCCAAACACCGACCGGAAAGATCAAGACTCCGGAGCACGCGGTCCACCAACTGATTCACAACCGGCCGAACCCGCTCATGACTCCGTTCACGTTCAAGGAAACCATGATGGCGCACGCCCTGATCTGGGGGAACGCCTACGCGGAGATCGTGCGTGATGGCCGCGGGAGGCCGGTGGAACTCTGGCCGATCCCGCCGCTTCGCGTCCCGCTGGTCATGCTCGATGACAAGGAAGGGCTGCTCTACACCGTAATTACCTGGAACCAGAACGAGACCGTCATGCCAGCCCGGAACATCCTGCACATCCCGGCGCTCGGGTTCGACGGGTTCCTCGGCAAGTCTCCGATTCGTCTGGCGGCAGAAAGCATCGGCCTGTCGCTGGCCGCCGAGGAGTTCACCTCGAAATTCTTCTCGAACGGCGTCCAGATGAGCGGTATCGCGCAGCACCCCGGGAAACTCTCCGAGGAGGCCGCAAAGCGGATTGCCAACGACATCAAGAGTCGCCACGGCGGTCTCGACAACGCCTGGCGCGTCATGGTTCTGGAAGAGGGGATGCAGTGGAAAGAGACGGGCATGAAGCTCGTCGATGCCCAACTCCAGGAACTACGGCAGTTCCAGATCGCCGACGTCGCTCGCGTCTTCCGCGTTCCACTGCACCTCATCCAGGAGCACGAGAAGACGACCTCCTGGGGTACCGGCGTCGAGTCCTTCAACCAGGCGTTCGTCATGTTCTGCATGCGGCCGTGGGCCGTCCGGTGGGAAGAGACGATCCAACAGAAGCTCTTCCTTCCGAGCGAATCAAACCACTTTGTGCAGTTCAACTTCGACGCCCTCATGCGGGGCGTCCTGAAGGACCGCTATGACGCCTACGCCATTGCCCGGCAGTGGGGCTGGCTGAACGCCGACGAGATCCGCGAGCTCGAGAACCTCAACCCCGTTGGCGGAGACGCCGGCCAGGCGTACCTCAACCCGATCAACTTCGCGCCGGCTGGGGCACCTGTGGCGCCGGAGCAGCCGGTGCAGAGCGACGCGCCGGCAGCACGGGGCGACTTCCGGCCGCTGCTCGACGCCGCCTGGGAGCGGATCACCCGGCGCACCGGCCAACAGGTCGCCGCGGACATCAACAAGGCACTCAGAGCAGGCCAGAAGGAAGTCGCCCTCGAGATCCTCGAGGAGCGTCTACGGGAGCACCGCGAGTACGCGGAGGCGCAACTTGCGCCGATCGCGGCCGCCGGGTGGCGGCCAGGGAGCAACGGCCATGGAACAGCGTAAGGCAATCGCACCGCACAAGACCGCGACCACCGATGTCGCGTGGGACGGCCCGGCGGCGAAGGCGAACCTCAAGGAAGGCGAGTCAGAGGCCTACTACCGGAAGGCCTTCGCCTGGCAGGACCCGGAAGCCGACGCAACCACCAAGGCGGCGTACAAGTTCATTCACCACGAGGTCTCGAGCGACGGTACGGTCGGCGCGGCGAACACCGTGGCCTGCTCCAGTGGCATCGCAATCCTCAACGGAGGCCGCACTGGCACCACGATCCCGTCTGCCGACCGAGAGGGCGTCTACCGGCACCTCGCCGCGCACCTGAAGGACGCCGGGAAGGATGCGCCGGAGCTCAAATCGGCGCCGACGCCGTTCCTGGAGCGTCGATCGGTGACGGAGTTCCGCGCCGAGACCCTTGAGGGCGGCGCGCGGAAACTCTCCGGTTACGCGGCGGTCTTCAACTCCGAAACCAACATCCGGACCATGTTCGGCAGCTTCCGCGAAGTCATTCGGCCCGGCGCGTTCACCCGCGCTCTGCTGGAGGGCCAGGACGTCGTCGCGTGGTACCAGCACGGTGACGGATCGCCGCTGCCGCTCGGCCGCACCAAGGCCGGGACGCTACGCCTGTCGCAGGACAACCGCGGCCTCGCCTTCGACCTGGACCTTCCGGACACTTCGGCGGCCAAAGATCTGGCCGTGAGCATCGGCCGCGGGGACGTCCGCGAGATGTCCTTCGCCTTCGAACCGGCCGAGGAGGGCGGCGAGCGCTGGACCAACGGCGAGCCGAGCCTCCGTGAACTCCTCGACCTCAATGTATTCGACGTCTCGCCGGTCGTCTTCCCGGCATACCCGTCAACTTCCGTTGGTCTCCGTTCCGAGGCCGACGTCTACCGCGAGCACCTCGAACTCGACCAGAGAGCAGGCTCCCAGGCCGAGTCGTCCGACGCAACCTCCGAGGCGGGCCTCGAAGCGGCGCGGCTGGCGATCGAGATCGCAAAACAACTCTAAAGGAGAGAACATCATGGACAAGGTACTCGAGCTGCGCGAGACGCGCGGCAAGGTCCTCGACCAGGCCAACGCGATCGTCAACGAGGTTGGCAAGGTCGGAGGCGAGTTCACCAAGGAGAAGAGGGCCGAGGTCACCGCCCTCATGGACAAGGCGAAGGACCTGCTCGAGCAGATCGAAGTGCTCGAGGGCATCCGCTCCGCGTCCGACACCCTCAACCAGCCCGCAAAGCCGAAGTCGGCTCCGGGCGTCGACCTCGACCCACGGATCGGCATGACCGAGAAGGAGACCAAGCGGTACTCGATCATGCGCGCGATCCGCCGGTTGGCCGAGATGGACGTCGATGATGGGTTCGAGAAGGAGTGCTCGGACGCCGTCGCCAAGAAACTCGGCAAGGAGACCCGCGGGTTCTTCGTCCCGTTCGAGATCATGGAGCGTCGCGAGGCGCGGACCTCCAGCATCCTGAAGGGGACGGGCACCACGGGCGGCTACCTCGTCGACACGGAGCTGCTCACCAAGAACTTCATCGAACTGCTGCGCGTGCGGTCGTTCACCCAGCAGGCCGGTGCGCTCATGCTCACCGGCCTGGTCGGTGACGTCCAGATCCCGAAGCAGATCGGTGGCGCGACGGTGTACCACCTCGCCGAGGACGGCTCCCCAACCGTGTCCGGTGCCACGCTCGGCATCGTCAACATGAACCCGAAGACCATCGGCGCGTGGTCCGACATCACCCGCAAGATGCTGCTCCAGACGGACAACGTCTCGATCGACAACTTCGTCATGCAGGACATGGCGAAGGTGCTGGCGATCGCGATGGACAACGATGCCCTCGTCGGCAACGGCCAGGGCAACGTCCCGCGCGGCATCACCTTCACCACGGGCATCGGCTCGGTGGTGGGCGGCACGAGCGGCGCCACCATCGCGTGGTCGCACGTCATCGGTCTCGAAACGGCGGTCGCGAACAAGAACGCCGACCTTGGCGCACTGGCGTACTTCGTCAACTCCGCGAGCCGCGGGTGGATGAAGGTCACTCCGAAGGTGACCGGCTACCCGATCTTCCTGTGGGACACCACCGGCTCCGCCGACCTCCCCGTCAACGGCTACAAGGCGTACTGCACCAACCAGCTTCCCAGCAACCTCACGAAGGGTTCGTCGAACGGCATCTGCTCCGAGCTCATCTTCGGGAACTGGAACGAGCTGATCTACGGGTTGTGGGGCGCCCTCGAGATCATCAAGGACCCGTACAGCCTTTCGACCTCCGGCGGCCTCCGGATCGTCGGTCTGCAGGACTTCGACGTTGCGGTCCGGCACCCCGAATCCTTCGCCGCCATGCTGGACGCCCTCACGGCGTAAGCGAGAGGCAGTGAACACGACGCAGTGAACCCAGCGGGGGCCACACGGCCCCCGCTTCTACTTGGAGGGCACCATGGCACTCGATGTTTACTCGGGCGTCGATTCGGTCCAGCTCCTGGCACCGATCGCCGTCACCGTCACCGCCAACACGACCGGGGTGGACTTCTCGAATCACACCGGCATCGGACGGGTCGACGCGACCGTCGGGGTCGTCTCGGGCACCACGCCGACGATGTCCCTGCAGCTCCAGGACGCCACGACCGCCGGTGCGACCTACGCGAACGTCGCTTCGGCCGCGGCACTCACCGTCGCCACCACTGGCGGCACGATCCAGTCCATCTCCTTCAACATCGACCAGACCCGGCAGTTCCTGCGCATCGCCATCACGGAGGCGGGGACCACGCCGTCGTTCCTGATCGGCATCAACGTGATCGGCACCAAGAAGTACATGGTCTGACCCGAGCGGGCGGGGGCTTCGGCCCCCGCCCCTCACTACCCAGAAAAGAGGGAGAAGATGAAAGTCCACATCATCCAGAACACTACAGCGACACCCAGGGGCGAGTCGTTCCGCATCGTCGAGGTCGGCGAGATCATCGACGTGTCCGAACAGGACGGCAAACTCCTCGTCGCGATGGGTCGCGCCACGGTCCCGGGCGCCCCTGCGCCTTCAATCGAGGAGACCACCGATTCCCGCACCATGGCCGCACTGAACGCCGCGCAGGCGCGCGAGGGACGGCAGGCACGGAAGTGAGCAGCACCGATCCCACCACCCAGGAGCTGAAGCAGGAGATCCAGATGCCCGAGGGCTTCACGGGTGTGCTCATCGCAACCCCGGCCTACGGTGCGACGGTGACCGCAGGCTACGCGCGAGCTCTCGCTGGGACGATCTACTTCCTCGAGCAGATCGGGATTCCGGCTTTCCTGTTCATGGTGACCAACAACTCCCTGATCTCGAGCGCACGTGACACGATTGCGGCGGCGTTCGGCTCGATGCAGTTCAGCCACCTGCTCATGGCCGATGCCGACATCGAGTGGCAGCCGGCGGCGGTCCTGCAGCTCCTGGCCGACGCGCGTAAGCACGAGGTCGTGCTCGGCACGTACCGGAAGAAGAAGGACGAGGTCCAGTGGACCGTCCGTTTCCCGGAGGATAAGCCGCTCAATCAGGACCCCGAGACAGGGTGCGTGGAGATCGAGTATGGCGGGGCCGGCTTCTGCCTCATGGCGAAGTCGGTCCTCGACAAGATGGCAAAGGCGTTTCCGGACCTCAAGTACGAGTCGCTCGACACCTACGACGCGCACCGGTTCGCCTTCTACACCCCGTTCCAGGCGGCCCCGGGCAGGCCGCCGTGGGGCGAGGATGCCGCGTTCTTCGCCCGCTGGCGCCAGATCGGGGGCCAGGTATGGCTCGATCCGCGAATCAACCTCAAGCACTGGGATGGCGCGAAGTGTTACACCGGCCGCACCCGCGACATCTTCCAGCTTCCCGGCGGCATGAAGAGGATCGCGGACCTCGAGAAGCTCATCCGGCCGGCGCTCGATGTCGAAGGGTGGCTCTCCGAGCCCCAGGCGCTCCTTTTGGCCACCGCCGCCAGTCGGGTCAAGGAAGGGTGTGTCGTCGAACTCGGCTCCTGGAAGGGGCGGTCAACGTCCGTCCTCGGCCTCGTCTGCAAGGGTATCCGGCCTGTGATCGCGGTGGACTCGTGGACGGGAGCCCCAGGAAGCGGTGCCGATGGTCACGCCGAGGCCCTCCTGCATCCCGAGGGCGTCTTCGCCCAGTGGCAGGCCAACATGGAGCGGCTTGATCTTCTCGACACCGTCCAGGCACGCCACGGTGATACAGCTGAGGTTGCCAAGAACCCAAACTTGCCGGACAAGATCGGCATGCTGTTCATCGACGCCGAGCATTCGACCCAGAAGGTTCTCGACGACTTCCGAGCCTGGGAACCATACCTCCTGGAGGGCGCGACGGTGATCTTCCACGACTTCGACTGGACGAGCGTCCAGGCGGCGATCGCCGAACTCGGAATCGTCGTCGAGATCGTCCACGACATGGCGCTCTGGACCAAGTTGCCGGCCCAGAAGGAGGCCATCGCATGATCCGCGTGCAGCAGACCGCGCCACCGGCCGTCGAACCCGTCCTCCTCGACGAACTGATTATCTGGGGGTCCGTCGGACTCAACGACATCAACAACCAGGGCCCCGACCCGGACACCCGTGAGCTCGTGCGGTCGCAGATCGCCTCCGAGCGCACGCGGATCGAGGAGGTCTGCAAGCGGGCGCTGGTCCAGACGACCTACCAGGTCACCTTCGACGCCGAGGATCTAACCCTGGATGACGGGTCGCTGTGCACTTCGATCGCACTCCCGCTGCGCGTCCGGCCGCTCGTCTCGATCACCAGTGTCACGTGGTACGACCAGAACGCCGTCCAGAGCACATTGGTCGAGGGGACCGACTTCTACAAGACCGCCGGCGAGTCTCCGGTGATCGCCCTGCTCCCGAACAAGACCTGGCCGACGAGCGCGCGCGACTTCCAGTGCCTCATCGTGGTTTGCGTGGCGGGGCACGCCGCCGCAATCGCCCCGAGCGTGGCCACGAGCACCGACACCCTGGCGGTCGTCTCCAGCACGGCGGTGCCCGCAGTGGGCGGCGTGCGCTTTGGGTGCGAATGCCTCTCCGGAAATCCTGTCTACTGGACCGTTTTCGGCGGCAACCTGGCGAACTACTCCGACGAGCAGATCGTTCGGCCGGCGACGCAAGTACAGGTCGGAGGAACGGATCACTACACGGCTGTCCCGGCGCCCCTGGCGTACTACCGGGTCAAGATCCAGAGCTACACCGCCGGCCAGCCGGGCGTTGTGGATCTCCGTGGCATCAACGGCGTCATTCCCGGCCTCATGCTCACGGCGATCTCCGAGTGCACGAAGTTCTTCGTCGAGAACCGCGGAAGCGGCCTCTTCGTGGGGACCGGCGGCTTCAAGGGTCCGGTCCCGGAGTACATCGACACCATTCTGCGGCGCCTGTCGCCCTTCGGAACCGGTACCGGGGTGATCGGATGAGCGACTGGAAGGTCATCCAGGACCTCTCCGCAGGCCAGGCGATGCTCGCCGAGGTCCGCGAGCGTCTGACCGCCTCCGGGGCCGAGAAGATCGCCGCGGAGGCTGCTGTGGCAATGGGGGAGGCCTCCAGGAGCGCGTTTGCGTTCAAAAGCGACCCGCGGACCGGGCAGAAATGGGCCGCCCCGTCTGAAGCCACGCTGCGAGACCCGCGGTACAGGTCGCTGTTGGTCCGCACTGGGGAACTCGAGGGGAACATCGTGAGCGGTTACAAGGTGACGCCGGGTGGTGCGACGGCTTTTGTGAACGCCCAGGCGTCCATTGTTCGGCTTGCCTCCATCCAGTTGTACGGCGTCTCCGCCCGCGCGAAGCGCGCGAACAAGAGCTATCGGGATCTTTCGAACGCGGCCATGCCAAGTCGTCGCTTCGTCGGTCTCTCCACCTACCAGGTCAACACCATCATGGCCGACGCCGAACAGATCATCACGGGAAACCTGTGAGCACCCGCGCGGATCGCCGCAGGGCCATCGCGATGGCAATCGCGGGGGCGTTTTCGACATTGAGAGGCGGAGCGCCGAAGGTCTACGCGGATCCATTCCGGGATCTTCTCCAGAACGAAGAACCCGGCGGTCTGTGCTTTGCGCTCTCTCGTGGCACCCGGACTCTCGAACCGAGTGCCGAGATGGGCGCGGTCCGGCAGAACATGCGCGAGGTCTGGCTCATCTTCTTCCTCCTGCCCCGCACGGCGTCGATGTCCTCAACCGAGGACCAGGCCGACGCGGTGTTCGAGACGCTCCAGGCAACGCTCGCGCCGACCATCGGCTTCCGGCCGACAGCAGATTGCGCCCCGCTTGAACTGCAGGAAGAGGACGTCTGGGCCCGCGACGCGGTCGCCGGGACGATCTACTACGCCACGTTCGAGAACGATTTCTGGGAGGGCTAACCATGCCTGACAAGGTACTCAAGCGCATCACGTGGACGGGAGCCGATCTCAAGGTGGAAATCTGGGAGTTCGGCTTCTTCGAAAGGCTGGTCCCGCGCGACATCGCGGTGACCGAGGACCAGGCGCGGTGCCTGGCGGGCAAGGGGTTCACTGTCGAGGACCCGGTTCCCGCGAACAGCCGCAAGGACGTGACTCATGGCTGACCGCCTGGGACGCAACATCAGGGTCAACATCGGGATCGAGGATTCGTACGGCACGGGGCAGGCAACCCCCAAGACGTACGCCCTCGGACGTTCGTCGCTGAACATCAACCCGGTGCAGACCATCACGAACACGCCGGAGATCCGGCCCGACCCCAACCCGGCGCAGCCGATCCGGGACATCCTCGACCTGTCCGGGCAACTTGCGCTCGTGACCTCGGTCGACTCGCTTCCGCTCCTGCTGAACCTCATGACCGGCAACTCAGCCATGACCCTTACGGTCGCGCCGTTCATGTGGACCACGAAGATCCAGGCCAACGCCCTCAAGAGCGCCGTCGTCGAGCGCTACGACTCGGTCGAAACCAAGTCGGACTTGACGAAGGGCGTCATCGTGTCCGGGATGAAGTTCTCCTGGCGCAAGAAGGGCGGCCCGCTCATCACCACGTGGACCGTCAACGGAATCGGCGCCGCGATCGTCCGGAACAACGGTAGCCAGTTTGACTCCGCTCCGACGGTCATGTCGGCCGCCCGGCACTCCATGCGTGACTGCACGCTGACGATCGACGGCGCCACCACGCTCGCGTCGTACGTCGTCGGGTTCGATCTCGCGTTCCAGTTCGGGGTGGAGCGCAAGGACGCCCTGACCGGCAACGCCTTCGCCGATGCGATGATTCCGGGCACCTGCGTGATCACCGCGTCGATGCTGGCGAGCCGGCCGACTGCGGACGGCATCTACGGCATCTGCGACGGCGCAGACCATATCTTCGTGTTCACCTCGCCGCAGCCGAGCGCGCCCACGCGGTTCATGCGCATCACCATGAACCAGGTCCGGGTCGAGAAGACCAACCCGACTGACGAGTCGGCTCCGGGGATGGAAAGCGAGCCATTCACTCTCTTGCCGTACTACACCTCGAACGCTGACAACACGTCAGTCAAGTTCGAGATCGCGAACGACAAGGGCACGGCGTACTAGAGCCCCGGGAGGGGAAGAAAGCGAAGGGAGAACCATGCTGCAGTTCGCACGGGCCGGAGAGGCCCGCCCGGAACCGAAGTGGGTGCCGCTACTCGACGCCCAGGACCAGCCTCTGTGCCCAGGCGAGTTCCTCATCAAGCCCTCGAACGCCGCCGACCGCCGCCGGCGGCAGAAGACCCACAAGATCTGCCCCAAGTGCGGCGGCCTTGGGGTTCTCCCGCTCGGTGAGAACGCCCCGAAGTGCCCGTACTGCCACGGGAGACCCGAGCAGCCATCCATGGACAAGCCCGAGATCCAGCTCGCCATTGCCGAGGAGATCTGCCTCAACTGGCGCGGGGTCCCGGCCTCGGATGGCGGTGACCTGGAGTTTACCCCGGAGAATCTCGCTGAGAACATCGTGGCGTTCCCTCAACTCTTCTGGTCGATGCTCCGAGCCTCCGACGCGCTCGGCGAGGGGCAGGCCATCAGCACGGGAAAAGCCTAGCGGAGGCCGCGCGGTGTCTGCTCGGCGGCCAACCGCTTCCGGAGAACCTCGACGATGGGTGCCTGTGGGTACTGTCAGCCTGGTCGCTGGTCGAGGACCAGGTCCTGCTCGCACCCTTCGGCGGGTTCGTCGGACTCAACTGGGCATCCGCCAGAGAGCCACTCAAGTCGGCGGGTTTCTGGGATGAGGACCGAGACTGCATTCCGGACGAACTCGTTGAAGGTCTCCGAACCGTGGCCAGGGAGTTTGCGGCCTGGAAGCTCTGCGACGATTGCCGCGAGGCCACGAAGAGGCCCAGGAACTGCAGCAGGTGCGGCAACGTCATCGCTGAGACTCACGTTCACAAGCAGAAACTCAGCGCCGAGGACCAACTCCGCTCCGAACTCGAGGCCGAAGGGGCCTACGAGGAGTAGGTAGTGGCAAAGATACTGCTCCAGTTCGATATTCAGACCTCCGACGGCGTAGCCTCTCTCGACAAGATCAAAGAGGCCCTCGAGTCCGTCGGCGTCTCCGGGACGAAGGTCCAGGCGGCAATGGACCAGCAGGAGAAGTCGCTCCAGAAGGTCCTCAACGCCGCCGAGCCGACGCGCGTGGCCACCGAGAAACTCGCTGCAGCACAACAGGCACTCACAACTGCTGTAGATCAGGGAAAGATCAGCCAGGACAGGGCCGCGGCCGCCTCGGACGCTCTGAAACAAAAGTATGCCGACCAACAAGCCGGCGTGGGTGGACTTGCGAAGGCATACGGGGATTTGCAAAATGCCATTGCGGGAGCTGCGGCCGCGGCGGGCGTGTGGAAGATCGCCGACTGGGTTGGAGGCACCATCCAACTCGGCGCGGCTGCCGATGCGACGAGTGCAAAGCTCGCCGCGATGATAGCTGCAACCGGTGGCTCAGCCGGTCAGACGATGGCGCAACTGCAGGCAATGGCGACTTCTCTTTCACAACTCACCGGCATAAGCGTTGAGTCCACGAAGAGCGCCGAGGCGCTGCTTATGAGTTTCCGGAGCGTGGGGGAACAGGGCTTCGAGCCCACCATGCAGGCGGCCGCCGACCTGGCGGCGCTCATGGGGACCGACCTTACGTCGGCCGTTTGGATGCTTGGGAAGGCGCTCGAAAACCCCACCCTTGGCATGACCAACCTTCGGCGTGCTGGCATCGTGCTGTCGGACGACGAGAAGGAACAGATCAAAACCCTTCAGGCCAGTGGAGACATGCTCGGCGCACAATCCGCACTGCTTCAAGACGTTGAGAATCGCACACGTGGCCTTGCGGATGCAATGGGTTCAACGTTGCAGGGGAATCTAAACAAGGTCACGAACTCCTGGGCACTGCTTCGTGCTGAAGAAGGACAGTACTGGGTTGCGGTTGTCGGAGGTACCGGTTTCCTCCAGAACCTCGCCACCGTTCTTGGGATGGATGCGGACGCGATCAAGACGTTGCGGGAGTCGGGGACCGGAATTCAATGGAGCCAGGGTTTCCTTGGCATCATTTCCGGTGTTGTTCCCATGACAGATATCATTTCCGACCTGCAGCAGATTGCGGGAATCGTGGAAATCATCGCGGGCGCGAAGACTCCTGAGGGTTATACCACTACAGTTCCGGCGGCGACCTCGAAACTCTTTGTGGGCATCACGTCGGACGACCTGGACGCAGCCGCCAAGGCCGTTGAGAGCTTCCAGGCGATGCTCAACGCCGCAAATCCCCTCATCGCGGCCATGAGCGCCTACAAGACTACGCTCTCCGATCTCGCCGACCTCGAGACGAAGGTCACTGTCAAAGAAGATGAGCGCAACACGATCCTGGAAGCCGCTGCGGCCAAGTTGAAAGCCGCCCTCGTCGCAAACAAAGCCTATGCGGACGAGTTGGCGTACGAGGCGAAGACAATCAGCCTCACGACTACGGACTCGTTCTTTGACCAAGTGTTCCAGTCCGAGGCGGCCGCCTCTACAACGCTCAATGGTGCGATCACCAGTACGTGGGGAGATGCTGGAACTTTTGCAAGTGAAGCGTTTCTGACTCACTTTGACTCTGCCTTTGGGATGAGTGCTCCGGCCAACCTTGATCCGCTTGCTCTCCATGCCGGGCAGGACTTCGGGAATGCAATGGGCACCGGCGTCATAGGAGGCATCGTCGGGGGCGCCGGTGGCGTCGCGATCAAGGAGGGCGCCTCGCAGGTGGCGAAGGACTTCCAGCGCAGTTTCACCTCGACCCTCACCGACGTGTTTTCGGGGGACTTCACGAAGGCGTGGACGGACCTGTGGAAGGGCCTTGCGAAGATCTCCGCCGACACGGTCAGCACCACGCTCTTCGGGGGCAAGGACTCACAGGGCAAGGAAGTCTCTGGCATCTTCTCGAGCAGCAACACCTCGACGACACCGACCACAGACGCCCTCGTCGGGGGCGGCTCGCTGGTTGGCGGCTACCTCAGCGGGCAGGCGTACAGCAACTCGAACCAGGCAGAGGGCGCACTCGGGGGTGCAATCTCTGGCGCAGCGATAGGCCTGGAGGTAGGAGGGCCATACGCCATAATTGCGGCCATCATTGGTGCCGTCGTCGGTGGCGTCATGGGCTACTTTGCCACCGCTGGCGCCAAGTCCACCGACTACAACATCTATGCTGGCACCACAGGTTCCACCGTCAAGTACAGTGGCGCTCTGGGTCCGGACTACCCCACGCAGGCGCTCGAAACCAAGCAACTCCAGGACAAGATCAACACCACCGTCGCCTCGATGCGTGACCTGCTCTCAACGATGGGTGCGGCGTTCGTCAATCCGACTATCGGGTTCAGCTTCTCCGGCAGTTCGAAGGACCCGTCGCAGGCTTTCGACCTGATCCTCAAGCAACTCCTCCCGCAGGACATATTCAAGGCGTACACGCCCGCCATCCTGGCCGGCATGACGACGGGCACGGCTGCCACGGGGACGACGGCTGCAGTTTCCGGCCTTGGGATCTCGTCCGGTCGCGCTGCCGATGAGATCGCCCGGGTTGTGAACTCTGCCGACTTCGACACGGCCCTCGCCAAGTTGCAGACCTACATCCAGGCCGTGGTGGATCTCAAAACCCTCCACACCGAGCTCGCCACGAGTTTCGTGGACCTCAAGACGCAATTGCTCATGGACACCCGCGCCGCCTGGCAGGCATCCATGACCGACACGCTCACGCAGATCAGCAAGTTGTCCGAGAACCTCGACTCGCTCACGAGCGACGAGCAGGTGAGCCGCGCGCAGCAGATCAAAGACCTCACGGAAACGCAGTACGAGAACAATCTCAAGTACCTGCAACAGATCCTCGAGACGCAGAAGACGATGGACCAGCAGTTTACCGACATGTTTGCCGGCTTCGACGAGCAGACGGCGAAGAACCAAGGGACCGACGCGCTCGCGGCCTACTACGAGACGCAACTCCAGAAACTCTCCGACCAACTCAAGCTCGCCACGTCGCCCGAGGCAGTCAGCACCATCACGACGCAGATGCAGAAGTACGGAACGGCCCTGTGGAATATGAACTACCAGGGTGATCTCAACGGCGGCGGCACGCAGGCGTGGGTGACGGAATTCCTGAAACAGCAGCAGACCGCGGCCGATGCGATGCTCAATCAGTGGTCCAAGGACACGGCCGCGGCAAATCAGCTGCTCTCCGATGCGCTGGCGAACATCACGAACGCCCTCAACGCCCAGGTCGGGGCCACGGCCAACGCTACCGCCGCGTCCCTTGATGAGACCACCGCACGCACAAACCTCATCGCCGTGCTTGGTGACGAGACTGACGCCCACAACGCGCTCGTCGATGCC